GTAAAGTAACCTCTGAAGGTTGTAGTATATTCCATCCGTTAATATTAACACCATCAGAACTAAATAGATTTTTATTATTTAATAAATCTTTTGCTAAACCATATTTATAATTAATTCGATAAGCTCCAATGCTTGAATTATTCCTTATTGATTGGTTAGCTGAACAATGATTTGGTGAAAATCCGTTAATATCACTACCTATTGTTAATCCAGTATTTAATAAATTTGTTTCAATTTGAGATACTCCTAAATAAGTATAAGTATAAAATAAAGGGTCTGCATTAAAATATAATTGATTAGGTTTGTAGATATACCAAGCACCATTAAAAGACGTTAAAACAGCCCCGAAAGGCTCTAGTATATCCCTTATAACTTCATCGCAATCCATTATAGTATCGCCATCATCTTTGACATACCTTTCTGTATTCGCATAAACGTTATTTAATACATCTAAAGTATCGCTTAATCCAGTGTATCTTATTTGTATATCAGTATAAATTGGCAACGCTAAACCTGTTCTTTGTAGTGCTATTGCTAATATTTCTATATACTTTTTCCTTCCTGTTATTGGTAGCCCTGTTTCTTCTTCTACAAATGATAAGTCTTTTAAGTAACCTAAACCATCAACACAATCAAAAGTAACCATCCAATTAGTAGTAACCCAATTTTCAAAGAATCCCTCAGGATTTAGCCACCCTTGAAATAATATTACATCATCCCTTTTGTAGATTGTTTTAAATGTCTTTTCGCCCTCACTCCATAAATCATTAAATGTTAATGTTTCATCAGCTTCTAGCTCAACACTTAATCCTTGCCCTCTAACAGATTCTAATGGGTCGTCAGTATCAGAATAAGTTAATGTTATCCTACCATCTATTTGCTGAGGTTGGTCATTATATGTATCATCGTAAATATCAAGTCTGTGCTCAATATCTACAACATCAAAATATCGTATGAAGTAACGTACTGCCATTATCCGAATAATAAATTATCTGAACCTCCTAAAGCTCTGTTTCTATCTAATGTATTTTTCATAACTCCTATTAGTTTTGTTCCAGCTATTTCAAATACAAATGTACCACCACTTGAACCGCCTCCGCTAAATCCTGATGAACCACCGCTAAAACTACTACCACCAGAATCTGATGCTGTAGATGATGAACCACCGCCTCCGCTACCCATTGAATCACCTATACTAGATGCTTGTGAGCTAAAGAATGAACCTAAAGCAACTAAACCAATACCAGCGGCAATTGCTGCTACTGGATTTAAGGTTTTTAAAGCTGTTTTAATACCTAAAAGACCAACACCAATAGTTATAGCCATTTTACCTAAATCAACTAATATAGTTCCTAAAGAACCTAGTAAGGCACTACCAGCAACCTGTAATATATTACCACCCTCAGATAATCCCTGACCTATTGCCTGCCCTAAACCTGCAAATGTATCAGCTATTCCTCCTTGTATTATTTGACTTGCAGACTCATTAAAAGCTATTAAAGCAGCTTGCATCTCAACTGTTTTAAGTGTTATCTGGTCTGCTGAAGGTATAGAGTTGGCAATTGTTTGGTTTATTTCATTAGCAATTGGTGCTATTTGACCTTTAAATGTTTCTAATTGAGAAACTACAGCTTTAAAACCGCTTACTTTTGGAGTTCCACCACCGCCGCCACCACTTAGTAAAGCGGTTAATCTCGCTGCGTTTTGTGCTGCTAGTTTTTGTTCTTCATTTAGTCTAGCAGTAGCTTTAGCACTTGCATCAGCTTCTTTTTGCTGCTCTACCATTGCGGCAGCTTGATCTGACATTTGCAAGGCTACAAATCTTGCGTGATTACCACCACTTTTAACAAGGTTTATAAATGTTTTAAATTTACTTACCGCTGGTGTTATTTTAGCAACTACATCAACAAAAGCTTTAACTAATAAAGCAATAGCAACAACTACAGCGCCTATTGGATTAGCTAATAAAGCACCTGTAAATTGTAGTACTGATCCTGTTGCGGTTAGTATTGCGCCACTTAAAAAACCAAAAGCCGTTATTAATCCAGGTAAAACAGTAGCCGTAAATAAACCTATTATAGTTAATAATGGTCCTAGAGCAGCAACAAAAGCAACAACTTTTACAATTGTTTTTTTGGTGCTATCATCTAAATTAGAAAACCATTTTACAATTTTTTGTATTCCTTCTATTAAATCTTTTAAAACTTTCTTTAAATCAAATGCTTTTACTATTTCCTCACCAATTGATCCTAATGCTAGTTGTACGTTATCTCTTAAAGTTGAAAGTACACCAGCTAGCGTTTTAGATTGCTTTTCCATAGCACCTGCAAATATACCACCCTCCTCTGATAGGCTTCTGAACGCTTTTTCAAAAGTAGCAAAATCAACCTTCCCTTTAGTCACCATTTCCCTAACAGAAGTTTCAGCTATACCCATTGTTTTGGCTATTGCTGCTCCTATTGGTATTGCTCTTTCATTTAATTGGTTTAATCTCTCAGCTGTTAGCTTACCAGCTGCCGAAACTTGACCAAATATTTGACCTAATGAACCTAAATCATTACCAGACCCTGCTGCTGCATCACCTAAAAACTGTAAATTTGTTTTTACTTGTTGTGTTGTGAATCCAAAAGCTAATAATTGCTTTGCTGTATTACCAACACCTTCAAGTTGAAAAGGAGTTTTAGCAGTGAACTCAGCTAAATCTTTCATTATAGCCTTCCCTTTTTCTGCTGAACCTGTCATTACAGAAAGTGAAGTTTCTAATGTTTCTAAGTCTGCCGCTGCTTTTAATGCTACACCACCTAAAAGAGTTAAAGGAACTGTAATAGCTTTACTCATTGATATACCAGTAGATTGCATTTTTCTACCAACAACCTTAGCTTTATCAGAGAATTTCTCAAGGCTTTTAGTAGCGTTCTTTAGATTCTTCTCTAAATCAGTTATTACTGCTCCTATTCTTACATTTAAAGTGTTATCGTTAGCCATTTAACTCTTTTTTCTTTTTAAAATATTCACCTCTTGCTTTTTCCATTGCCTCCTTCATTTTATCCGTAGTACTACTGTTTTTATTGCCAATAGACCAAAATTTATCTATTGTTTTAGGTAGTTTTTTAGGGTCTGAATGAGAACCTACTAATGCGTTCCAAGCTATCACCCTAGTGAGTGTTTCTTCTTTTTCTTGCATCCTTCTATATGCAAAACCCCTTATTTGGAACTCAGCCCAAGTCATATCATACACATAATCAAGACTTGGACATTTGAGTTCTCCTAAAGCAAAAGAAATTACTTCACCGCCCCAGTCTATCCTTTTTTTGGGGCTTTTGTCTTTTTTGCAGTACCCTCTTCTTTTGGCACATCCTTAGTCATACTATCTGTAAACGCCTGTAAGAACTTTTCAACAGACTTTGCTTGAATACCACCATCGGCATCAATAAAATCTATAAAATCATACAACGTATATTCACATTCCTTACCATCTCGTTCAAATCCATACTTCGCAGACGTAAACATAATTACTGGTATTGTTTTAAATGGGTTTTTAGAAACTTCAAGCATTACTTCTTCAATGTTTAAATCTAAATTACTTAAAAGTTCGCCTAAGAATCCTAATCCAAAACGGAAATCGAATTTTGTTTTGTGTAATGTAATTATTGCACTATTACTCATTTCTTTTTGCTTTAGTTGTTTATATTATACTTCTGGATCTACAATTACAATTGCACCACTACCTGCCAATGTACAGCTAAACGTTGCTAACTCATCACCAGCAGCAGCATCTAAACTTAAATCACCTACAATAGCAGAACCATAATAAGCTGTTGTATCAGCTAATCCTGTATCTAATTTCCACGTTTTAGTAGTTCCCATAATTGTGTGTAAATAATCGTGTGAAGCTTTTGTTATTTCTGCTGCCGCTGAAGTAGTATCAATGTACTGCCCCTCTGCTGAAATTTCATAACTCATTGTCCCAGCATCCTTAATTACAAGTCCTGGATCGCACTTAGTTTGACTTTCGATAATGTTCTGCGTTTGGCTTAAACTGTTTGAAGTTAAACACGCAATAGGTCTGTAGATTGTATCATCCCAGATGTAAAGTATCAGACCCTCTCCTTTAATAAAATTACTCATCTTTTTTTATTTATTTAATTAATTAAAAATTCTATTCTTATAAACTTTCTGTAAACTATTTGATTTGTTGTTGTGCTTGTTAAATCGCTTGGAAATGATTGATTTTGTGTTACCACTTCTAAATTACTCGCAACATCTAAGGCTAATATGTCTGTTAATCCCCTTACCTCATTTAATATGTTATCAGCTAACAATCTACTACCTGTATTTCCTTGTAAGTCGTAGCTTGTGTATATCTCTAATAATATCTGAGACTCCCACATATAAGCACATTTATTACTTTTATCAACCTCATTAGATTGGCTAGACATTAATATGTAGTTATCTTCTACACTACCTGTAACTCTAGTATCATAACAAGGTATTGTAACAGTATCAACAACTATATTATTAATAGCGTCGAATACAGCCTTTCTAATCCATTTATCGGGTAATGTCTTAACCATTGAATTTATTATTTAGTCGTTTTAATGAATCTTCTATATCCTTTTTATATGTTTTTCTACCAAATACAAAAGCAGGGTACATAAAAGGTTGTGGTTTTATATTTATTTGTTTTATTCCTCTACCTTTAAATTGAGCCGCCATAGATTTCCAACCATCAGGGATATTAACTAAACCACCTGTTCCAAACTCTTGAAATGCTGAATAAGGCATATATGATGTTACTTTCCAATCTAATTCACTTTGTTTTTCAGCTCTTATATTTTGTCTTAGCGTACCATTATCATACGGTGCTAAACTCTTTGCTTTTTGTTCTATTTCTCTAGCTTTAAACTCTGTAATACTAGCAAACTCTTTAACAGCATCATTACCATACTTTTTAAAAGCTGCTTTCAATTCATTTACACCAGTTACGCTAATTTTAACCATTACATAAATTTATGATTAGGCGTTCTAGGCGTCACTTCAAAATTAA